CGCAAGAGGCGAGCGGGTTCAGCAAGCTCCCTGAAAAGATGAAGGCTGCGGTTCAGAAATGTGACGCAAGTTTGAACCAAGGGTACCAGGCGAGTAACTGTTTTAGTTTCAACTGTAAGATTGGGCCGGACAACATTGCGATCTGTCGTTGTCCGATGGGGCAAGTTCCGGCTTCTACAACATTTTTAACAGAGGCTGGGCAAGGTAACCCGGAAGCTTGCTACCAACACCCTGTAAGTTTACCCGTCCAAAACAATACTTTGAAAGGAAAATGAAAATGGTAAAATGGATTACGGATCGAATGAAAGAACCGTCGTCGTTTGCGGCAATTGGGGGCACCCTCGTCGGAATCGGGGTTCTTGTGAGCCAGCCGATTGTTATTTTAATCGGCGTTATTGGTGGGGCGCTAGGTTTTTTTCTGAAAGAAAGGGGCATTATTTAAATGATAATGTCGCTCCTTGGGACAGCTTTGGGTTTCGGGACATCTGTCATTCCTGAAATACTTGGCTACTTCAAGCAAGGCCAGCAAAACAAACAAGACCTGGCGATGCTTGAGCAAAAAGCAAAATACGCCGCCCAGCTATCCGAGCTAAAGATAAGCGAGCTAGACGCTGAAGCGGATATTTCTGAAACCAAGGGGATATATGAGCATGACCGATCTATTGACGCTGGAGGTTTTGTCAACGCTCTCCGGGGTTCTGTGCGCCCTGTCCTTACTTACGCCTTCTTTGGTCTCTTCGCGACGATCAAGGGCGTCACGCTATACAGCATGGTGAATACAGGCGGCATGGATTTAAGCGCCGGTATGCTTGCAATCTGGGACGATGAAACCAGCGTGATCTTTTCTAGCATCGTCGCGTTTTGGTTTGGATCGCGCAGCATGAGCAAAGCACGTTCTTGGCAACAGGAGAAGCGGAAATGATGCTATCGGAACATTTTTCACTCAACGAGCTTACAAAATCCGAGACGGCTGCGCGTAAAAGTATTAGCAACACGCCGGGCGGCACTGAAATTGAAAACCTGATTATGGTTTGTGAAAACATTTTGGAGCCTGTCCGAAATCATTACGGCATACCGTTCGCGCCTAACAGCGGGTTCCGTTGTCTTCAGCTAAATCGAGCAATTGGTTCGTCAGGTAACTCGCAGCACGTTAAGGGCGAGGCTGTAGATTTTGAGGTGCCAGGTGTAGCGAATAAGGAAGTCGCACTATGGGTTAAGGACAACTGCGAGTTCGACCAGTTAATCTTGGAGTTTTACAAAGAAGACATTCCAGATTCCGGTTGGGTGCATTGCAGCTACACAATCGAAAGCGATAATCGAAAGTCTGCACGGGTCTTTGATGGCCGTCACTGGACCGCTTTAGCGTAAAATTCTCACAAGGCAAAAAAAGACCTCCAAAAAAGGAGGTCAGGTTTTAGCGAGAGGAGCCACTACCACTTACCACGATCCATTTTAGTGGTCAAGAACACACATTGGTTTGACTGCCACGTCCGGTCTGCCCGGTACGTTACCTCGCCGCAACCGACTGCTGTTTCTACCAGTATAAAAGACAGCAGAATCCCGGCGGCGATGATAAGAGATATTTTCATGATCATAATTCAGCATCCTCAATGAGACTTTGCGCTGTTTCGAGGTGATCCGCAATCAAGGCGTCTACGTCGTCTATTGCTGCCGTTGGCAGATACGCGCCAAATCTCCACACCTCTTTGCTGGCGATGGTGTGGGTGAGGCTGTGAGAAGTGTCCCGGATTGTCCGGGCTATCCCAGCAACAAGAGCCAGGTTGGCCGCTGACATAGACACGTCGTCCCTCAGTGTGCGGGCTAACGCTAACGCGCCAGCAACGATGTCAAGGTCGTCGTTCTGCGTGGCTGCTGGGTTGTTGTAGTCGCTGTAATAATTCATATCATTTGCTCCCAATAAAAACTTAATTCACACGCAATAATTCGTAGTAGCCGCAAATTATCTCGTCCTGCAACTGCCCTTCATCCAACTCCGCAGAGTCGTTGCCGTCTACCAAACACAACAAAGTGTAATAATAGGACGTGGTCTCAACGGCAGTGCTTTTTACGCGTGTTTCTGTCCGCGACAACACCCGCTCCCTGATTACAATTGTTTTGTAGCCCAGCGTCGTACGGTTTTCTTGGTCGCGCAGTATATATTCTGATCCGATGTACATTTTTCCGTTCCTTTTTTAAATTAACTAGGACTATATTACACGGTTGGTTACATATAGCAACAATAAAATGTACATATTAAATGTTGCGACAAAATAAACGATATGTTACATATATTAATCGCAACAAGGATATGTGAAATGAAGACCCCGAAAGAAGTAGTCACTAAATTAGGCGGGACGGTTCAAACCGCTGCCGCTTTGGGCGTATCTCCCCAGGCTGTGTCGAATTGGCTTCGACGCGGAACAATCCCTCTAATTCACGCACATCGGATCGTGTCGGTTGCAAGGGATAACCAAGCCGATATCAGTTATCAGGATTTAATGGAATGATCGCCGGGATCGACGTGGGGTTGAAGGGGGCAATTGGACTGCTGCACGAGAACGGTGCCGCCTATGTTTACGACATGCCTGTTTTTTCGAAAGAAGTAAACGCAGCAGCCCTAGCGGACATATTCCGCGAGTTTACGCCGGATCATGTTTATATAGAGGCTGTCAACTCTTTCGGTATGGGTAGGCAGAGCGCCTTTAATTTCGGCCAAGGCGTAGGCGCAATAAAAGGTGTGCTGGCAACGCTAAAGATTCCATTTACACCCGTTAGCCCATCCAAATGGAAAAAGCATTTCAATTTAGGCAAAGACAAAAACGAAAGCCGAGCCGCTGCAACTCGGCTGTTTCCGATTCTTGCATTTGAGTTTGCGAGGAAAAAAGACGACGGCAGAGCAGAAGCAATTTTAATAGCCACATGGGGAGCAAACCAATGACCGCACAATTGACGCTGAACAAAACTAACCGCTATCAAATCTTGGCCGCCGCAGAGCTTTCTGTGAAAATTAAAGAGACAGCCTACGGCACTCCGCAACAAAACTTTGACCGCATCGCGGCGCTTTGGAACGTGATTTTATCTGAGAAACTAGGCAAGGAGCATAAAATCAGTGCCGCAGATGTTGCTATGATGATGGTCAGCATTAAACTGGCGCGTCTTATTGAGACGCCTGAACACAAAGACTCCGCAGTTGATCTGGCCGGGTATGCGGCCCTGTTGGGGGAGATTGCTTAGATATGGGAAAGCGATCTGATTTTGAGCGGCGCGAGCAGGACTTCTACCCGACACCATATGCGGCGGTTTTGCCACTGCTGCCGCATCTTGCGCCCGGCACATTTTTTCACGAACCATGCGCGGGCGACGGCGACCTTGTGAGGCACCTTGAGCGCAACGGTCATGTATGCTCCCAATCGGGCGATATTTCGACTGGGCAGGATGCGCTGCACATCCATGACACGCAGGGGGAAGTCATCATTACTAACCCACCTTGGGACCGCAAAATCCTCCACTCACTGATTGACTCGCTGCCTCAACTTGCGCCGACCTGGCTTCTTTTTGATGCGGACTGGGTTCACACGCGGCAATCTGCGCCGTTTATGCACAACTGCCGCAAGATCGTTTCAGTCGGGCGGGTCAAATGGATTCCCGGCAGCAAGATGACCGGCAAAGATAATTGCGCTTGGTATCTGTTCGAACAGAAAAACGATTGGCGTCCAAAAGTTACAGATCATGCTTTGTTTTACGGGAGGACAACATGACCGGCTTTACAGACCACGGCATCGACCACGGCAGCATCAGCAACATTAACAAGTGGATTGAGTCGCCGGATTCATGGGTGTCTCACTACTTGTTCGGCAACAGAGGGTCAGGCTCCCCAGCAATGTGGCGCGGTATATTCGTCGAGCAAGCTGTCGCGGACACCATCACGGAGAAGCTGCAAATTGACGACGCGATTGAGAATGCTACAAAAGACTTTGACGCAAAATATGACTTTGACGACGGGTCTGTCGCCAAGGAGCGTTTAAACATTGAGCCTATGACGCGCCTGGCAGTCGAGGCTCTGGAGCCATTCGGCAAGCCAGATTTCCCCGAAGACGGCAGCCAGCACAAAGTCAGCATGAAGGCAACAGGGGACGAGTGGTCTTTGGATTTCATCGGGTTCCTAGATTTCAAGTTCCCTGAACACGGATTAATTGTTGATCTAAAAACTACAGGCCGGATGCCATCCGTGATGAGCCGTGGTCACCAGCGACAGCGGGCGTTCTACGCAAAAGCGTCAGGAAACGCCACCGTAAAATTCCTCTACGTCACCCCGAAAAAGGTGGCGCTGCTGGAGGACGGCGACCCTGACGAGCTAATGGCAGAGATTAAGCTGCACCTCAATAGGCAAGAGAAATTCTTGCGACTGGGCGATAAGGAGTTGCTCCGCAGCATCGTCCCGATAAATCCCGACAGTTTTTATTGGCGAGGCGATGAAGCTGTTCGCAAAGAACTTTATGGAATCTGAAATCCGCGTATTAGATTTATTTTCTGGCATAGGAGGATTTAGCCTTGGACTCGAACGAGCCGGACCTTTTCGGACAGTTGCCTTCTGCGAGCGAGAACCCTTCCCGCAAGCAGTCCTCAGAAAACACTGGCCCGAAGTCCCGATCTACGACGACGTTAGAACCATCCCAACAGATGAGCTTGGAAGAATTGACCTCATCTGCGGCGGGTTCCCCTGCCAGCCGTGGTCCGTTGCCGGGCAGCAACGAGGCGCAGAAGATGACCGCGACCTCTGGCCGGTCATGGCTTCCCTTATTGAAAAACTACGGCCTCAGTGGGTCATTGGCGAAAACGTGCGAGGCTTTGTTAACGAACTGTTGGGCCTCCAGCGCAGCCTTTCTGACTTGGAAAGCCTTGGGTATCAAGCCGTCCCATTTGTTATTCCAGCTTGCGCCGTCGATGCCCCGCACAGACGGGATAGGGTCTGGATTGTGGCCCACGCCCCGCAGTTGCAGCGCGATGGCAGCGGAGAACATACAGAACAGGGTGAACGACAAGTTTCCCAATCTGGAAAGCGTGGTGGCGCGGGCGATGTGGCCCACGCCGACGACACGCGACTACAAGGGCGGCAGGAAGCCGGAGACATTAGCAGAAAGCGGGCGAGGCAAAACAAACAGCTTGAACGATGCCGTGACGGTAAGGGACCAACATGGCTCCCTGAACCCGGCGTGGGTCGAGTGGCTCATGGGGTTTCCAGAAGGGTGGACAGACTTAAAGCCCTCGGAAATGCCGTCGTCCCGCAAGTCGTCGAGCAAATAGGGAGGGCAATATTAAATGGGACGATTAAATAAAAAATTAGCTGTCCACACAATCGGGACGATGCTGCGGCAAATAAGGATCGAGCAAGGCGTCACGCGCCAAGCGTTAGCGGACAAAACGAACATCCACAACAACACGCTTCGGCGTTACGAACACTCCGATCACGCTCAAATGGATGCGTTCTGTGAGGTGGCCGCAGAATTGGGGTATGAAATAGAATTAATTAAAATTTAGATGGTTGCATCATAAAACAGATTGTGTAATATGACAGAGCCTGTTCGCAAAGGCAGAACACTTTCAACAAGGAAAACACTATGACATTTGAATTTGACGACGGTAGCAAAACTAACAACGATTCATCAACCGGCCCATATATCAATTGGCACGCCAGGGAGACGAGAGACGGGGCTATCACCAGCCGCAGCTTTTCAATCAGAGATGAGGATGGCGAACGGATAGACATCACCGACCAGTTTAAAAAACCTGGTGTTGCCATAAAAATTTCCGATTTAGCCACTGGTTGGTGCTATTCAGATGGTTCGCCGGGGGTAGCCCCGCTCTGGGATATGAACGACACGCCAGCGAAATTTAAGCCGCAACCGGAGGACCGGGGCGACGAACGCTGGAAGAAGGGATTTATCATCCCGGTAGCTATTAAAATGGACGGCGAATCGGTCGCAGCGGTTTGGAGCCAAGCCGGAGCGGGAGCTTTCGAGGGGTTAAAACATTTGATGAAATCGCTCGGTGCGCTTAAAGGCGATGGAGAAGTTTGCCTTGCTGCGATGACTGGGGTTGATGAAATTACCTATAAGAAAGGCGGCACATCAGCGCCAATTTTTACCGCTAAAAAATGGATCGAGATACCGGATTGCTTCAAAGAAAGTGTTGCGGAAACAGCCCCTCAAATTACGGAGATTGAAGAAGTTGAATTTTAAAAATCTCGTGGGCGGGTGCTTTGTACCCTCCCGTCGATGAGACCGGGGGCAGCGGCGGATTTTCTCTCTCCACTGCTGCCCCCACCCACTACAAAAAAGGGTACAAAACATGGGGAATTACGGCAGATATGCAGAGATTTTGGCGTCGTTAGGCTACGACGTCACGCCGGTCGAAGGTAAAAGGCCATTCCTGAATGATTGGCAGAACAACCCACCAGACGCACAGGATTACGAAAAGCACAGCATACACAGCATCGGCGTCGTATTAGGCGGCAAGCATAATCTAGTCGCCGTCGACATAGATGTCAGAAATAAGGCAGCTTGCGACGTCATCAGACAGATCGCGGACAATGAGCTAGGCCCAGCGCCAGAACGGGTCGGCAACGCTCCAAAGACATTATTTTTATACCGGTGCGAAGAATTAACGCGAAAGCGCAGAACGTCAATATTTGAGATCGACGAGCAGGACGCTTGCGTAGAATTATTGGGAGACGGTCAGCAATTTGTGGCGTCTGGAAAGCACCCCGATACCGGGAAGAATTATAGTTGGGTTGGCGATAAAATTGTAGATATCCCGCCAGAAAACCTCACAGAGGTAAGCGTTTCAGACCTTGAGAATTTTCTAAACATTTGCGAATTTACTTTATCCAATCACGGTCATATTAAATCCAAGGCCATATTTGATGGTGTATCGCAGAATGACGCGACCCCCGGATTTGATGACGGATCACGGTCTGCGGATATCGCAAGGGTAACTGAAGCTGCGGCATACATACCGGCAAGCGCAGTAGAGGAGCGTTCAGACTGGCTGAAAATCGGCCTAGCCATTAAAGGCGCAACCGGGGAAGCTGGCCGCGAACTGTTCCACACCGTCTCAGCAAAATCTGACAAATACGATCCAGTCACGACCGACAAACTTTACGACACAGAGGTCCATTCGGCTGGCGCTGGCACGATTATAGCCATTGCAAAACAGCACGGGTACGTCCCGACTGCCACAATCCCTGAAATTGCAGAACAGCCGGAAGATTTGGGAAAGCTGATCGCAACCCCTTTCGGTGATGTATCGGCAGAAAAGCTACCGCGCAGGAATTTCCTGTACGGCACACATTTAATAGAAAAATACGTCAGTGCTACAATCGCACAAGGCGGCGGATCAAAAACTACAATCCTCCTGACCGACGCAATCGCAATGGCAGTGAACAAAGATTTAATCGGCAACGCGCCAAAATATCAATGTCGAACCTGGCACTACAACCTCGAAGACCCTATAGACGAGCTACAGCGGCGGGTTCTGGCTATCTGCAAACGCTACAACATCAACGCAGCAGAAATAAAGGACCAACTATTCCTCGATAGCGGCAGGACACGCAAGCTCGTCGTCGCTGAAAAGGTTGGGAATATAATAGTTGCGACACCGGACGTTGAAGCAGTTATAGAACAAATAAATAAACACGACATAAAGGCGATGAGCGTTGACCCGTTCGTAAAAGCTCACCACGCTGATGAAAACGACAATAAGCAGATAGATTCAGTCCTCGATCAGTTCGCACGCATAGCAAATGAGACCGGTTGTGCTATCGACCTCGCACATCACGTCAGGAAGCCTGCTACAGGCCAACCTTCTGCCGCTGGGGATATCAACCAAGCGCGGGGAGCGTCGGCCATCAGCGGGGCTGTACGGTCAGCAAGGACTATATCGATAATGACAGAGAAGGAGGCGGAAGCTGTCGGGATACCTGCCGATAAAAAGAATTGGTATATCCGCCTGGATGATGCAAAGGGGAATATGTCACCGCCAGCCTATAGCGCATTGTGGCTGCAACGGGAATCAATCACACTCGACAACGGCGACGAGTTTGAGCCGGGCGATAATGTCGGCGTGGTGTCCCCGTGGACGCCACCAGACGCCTTCGATCATATTAGCATAGATAAGGCTAGATCGCTCCTGATTATGATTTCTGAAGGGCAGAATGCGGACGTAAAATACTCCAAAAATAAGGGTAAAAGATGGGCTGGATCGCTCCTGATATCCGAGGTCTTGGAGATGGATGAATCCAAGGCAAAAACGGTCATAAAAACGTGGCTGAAATCAGGCGTTTTATACGAGGACGATTATCAAAATGGGAAGACAAGAAAGGACGAAAAAGGGTTGCACGTTAATTATGAATTGCTACCAAAAGTGATTGATTAATGGTTGCTCCAATTCGTGTTTCATAATTGGCGCAAAATTGGAGCAAACTACCTGCGCAATAATAATTATCGCCTATAGTAAAATAAAATTATTGGCGCAATTAAAAATTGCGCAATAATTGGAGCAGATTTCAATTGAAATTGCATTATTTTACCATCATAGGCGATAGGCAAAATTGGAGCAGATGCGGCTAACGCGGTTTAACAGAAAAGGGTGCTGATATGGCAAAAATAAAACGACCGAAACCTGATGATTTTTTCGAGCCAAACCTGGTCAATAATGTGGCGGCAAATTCTATTCATAATTGTCTGTTGCCCCTAGATAAAATTTCGTCAGATTTTGAACAGAAATGGGGTGCCGACGTTCTGCCTAGTTTGGTATCGCCCGACACGGCGTTGCGCTTTGGATCAGCCGTAGGTAAATTGAATGCCGCAATATCTGAAAATGACCCAAGTGACGTGTCTAAGCGTGCAGATATTTTAATCCGTGGCTGGATTAAAATGGACGCAGAAGCCACAGAAAGGGGCCACAAGACGCTACCTCCTGAAATATGGACCCACACTACCGAAAAAATCAAGTTGGCTATTACGCGCACGTCTGCGGAGGCGATAGACGCCGCCAAACTCGCACGTTTGGAGGGGTTTGTCTTTTACAGCATGGAAGAGGTGTCTCTAATACTGGAAAGTAAAACACTGGTTAATCAGACAAAGGCCGTTTTTCCCGGAGCAACGGTAAAATCGGTGCCAAGTAAAAACCTATTTGACGATGATGAGATACCGTTTTAATTTAAATCATGTTATTACAGCAACAGTCGCTGGTGACCGCTGCTGTAATAACAAACGGCTTCCCTCGTTTGAAGCGCGGAAACCAGCGGCACCAAAAATGTTAATGCCGGGGCCGAAGCCCCGGCTGTTGATTAGAGCGCGAGCTGGCCGTCCAGAGTGCCGCCTTTAAATGTGGCGATGATCATGCCGTGCGATTTTTCGAGACGGGCGACCATCTTGTCGGTCCAGCAGACACCCGTCAGAGATGCAATCTCCTCACCATCAATCGTGGTGACATAAACACTGTCTGCGGTGTAGCCGGTGGATTCATCAATGTACTGAGTCGGGCTGATATTCATCTGCTGGTCTCCTCGGTGGTGCCGGGGCCGAAGCCCCTGCTGGTTGATTATTCAAAGTCTTCAAATTTCAGAAAGCAGCCTTTTAGGCGAAACCATGCCGGGCGTCCGTCGCGTTCCAAAAGAATGCTAACCACGCCCCAAGGGCGGTCACCGCCGACAAACCAACGACCATCGCGTTTTTCCGCAAAAGTCTCGGAACCGTTTTGTATAGCCTTGATTCTCATCTGGTGGTCTCCTTGTTTGTTGTGTTAATGTGTGTTTCAATAAACATATAGTAACAGATTGTTACATACGATCAAGCACTAAATGCAATAAATAAAAATAATTTTAAGCTACTAAAATATAACGGGAATTATTGAGGAAGAAGGGAATGAGCGACAAATTAATTAAAGTAGGGAAAAATAACCCTCCCATTACGCGCAAGGGCAGACCGAAAGGTTCGCCCAATAAATCCACGGCTTTATTGAAAGACGCGATTTTACAAGCCGCCGAGGCTGCTGGCGACAAAGAGGGAATTGTTGGTTATCTTGTAGAGCAGGCACATAAAAACCCGGTGGCGTTTATGGGTTTGATAGGGAGGGTCTTGCCGCTCCAAGTCATTGCTGACGTCACGCAGCGGGTTGCCGTTGTGACTGATGAAATTATGACGCCAGACGAATGGGAGAAACAATGGTCGGAGCAGCACAACGATCCGATGACGCATTAATTGCCTGGGCACCCTTCAGCGCACCACAAGCGCAATTGTTGAGATGCCCAGCCGACGAGATATTTTTCGGAGGTGCGCGAGGTGGCGGAAAAACTGACGGGATGCTGGGCAAGTTTGCGCTGAAGCAGGCTAAATTTGGCAAAGATGCTGTTGGCATTTTCTTTCGTAAAACACGGGAAGATTTGAAAGAAGCCATCGAGAGGTCGAAGGATATCTATGCGCCGCTTGGGGCTAAATATGTTGACCGGCAGTGGACGTTTCCAACCGGGGCGCGGCTCAAGTTCGAATACCTTGAACGTGACAAGGACGCGCAGAACTACCAAGGGCACAGCTACACCGATCTATTCTTTGAGGAGCTAACGAACTGGGCCAGTCCTGACCCAATTAACAAAATCAGGGCAACACTGCGATCCAGCGTCGGTGTCCCGTGCCAGTTCCACGCCACCGGCAACCCTGGCGGTCCCGGCCATCAGTGGGTCAAGAGCCGGTACATCGACCCCAACCCTTCGGGCGGTCAAATGTTGTGGGAGACTTACAAAAACCCGTTCACGCAGCAGAGCGTGAAAATGTCACGGGTTTTTATACCGTCTAAACTGTCAGACAATCCAACGCTGATGCGTGATCCTGGTTATGTGGCGCGGTTATATCAATCTGGCAGCGCCGAGTTGGTTAGGGCTTGGTTACATGGCGACTGGGATGTTGTTGACGGCGCGTTCTTTGATTGTTGGATTCCCGAAAAGCACGTTGTGCAGCCGTTCCAGATTCCTAAAGAGTGGACGCGGTTCCGGTCGTGTGATTGGGGGTCGGCCAAACCGTTCAGCGTTGGTTGGTGGGCTGTCTGCCCCGATCTGTTCCACACGCCGGACGGCCACATAATTCCGCGTGGCGCTGTTGTGCGCTACCGTGAATGGTACGGTGTCTCAAAAGACCCCAACGGCGAAGTGCGGGCAGATGTCGGCTTGAAGATGACTGCCGAAGAAGTTGCTGATGGAATAAGGCTGAGAGACGACGCTGACGTTATTCAATACAGCGTCATTGACCCCGCAGCTTTCAGCCAGGATGGTGGCCCGTCTATTGTAGAACGTATGAAAATCAATTTCCGACGCGCCGACAATAAGCGTGTAGGGACTCGCGGTGCTATGGGCGGCTGGGATCAAATGAGGGCGAGAATGGTTGGCGAAGATTTCGGAGACCCTTACGGCCATTTGCCGATGATGGTTGTTTTTTCCACCTGCACAGATTTTATTCGGACCGTTCCCGCATTGCAGCATGACAGTTCTCGGCCAGAAGACCTCGACACCAGCGCGGAGGACCACGCAGCCGACGAGGCGCGTTACGGTTTAATGAGCCGTCCATACGCGAGAAAGACGACGGAAATAAAACAAAATCCGCTGATTGAGATTGGCGGCAAGTCAACAATGACTATTAACGACTTGATGAAATCGGTCAAAAAACGACGAGCTAAGTATGATTAGTTGATTAATTTGTCAATCTAAGGCAATAATTAAACATGTATAGCAAAACAACTAAAAAACCCAAAACAAAGCCAGCTACTAAGCCGACAGCAAATCGCAGCGGCATGATGGCGGCGCTTGGCGCTAAAAAGGGCGGATATGCAGGATAATCTTGACGCACAAGGCGGCACTTTAGTCACCCCTGAAGACGCTGGAAAGGGTCCGCCCGGTGTTGTTGCTCGTTGGATTGCCGAGCTTGACCTTGCCGATAAGACCGAGGCGACTTGGCGTGAACGGGCAAAGAAAGTAAACGACCGTTACCGCGACGACAAGGCGGATTCAAGCAGAACTGGCAGTTCGGCTGATCGCTACAACATTTTGTATTCTAACATCCAGACGATTTGTCCTGCGCTTTTTAATCAGACGCCAAAGCCGGACGTGCGGCGGCGCTATCGGGACGCTGATCCGGTCGGCAAGGAAATATCCGAGGTTTTGGAACGTGCGTTATCGTTCACGATGGACGACTGCAATTTTGATCGATATATGCGTTTGGCGGTCAAGGACCAACAATTATGTGGCCGAGGTGTTACCCGCGTTAGATACGAGCCGTATTTCGGTGAGGAGTCTGACGGAAACGGCGATTCTTACGACGATCTAAAGGGTGAAGAAGTTAAATTTGAACATGTCAACTGGGCTGATTTCCGAGTTGGTCCCGGTCGAACATGGGAAGAAGTCGAGTGGATTGCTTTCCGCCATTTGATGACCCGTGATGATTTGCGCGACAAGTTTGGCGAGGACATTGGCAACGAGGTGACGCTGGACAACACGCCTATCGGCATGGAAGACAAGGACGGCGATGCTGTTGCGGACACGTTCAAACGTGCAGTTGTCTGGGAGATATGGTGCAACCGCCAGAAAGAGGTCATTTTTATATCCAAGACGCTAAAAGAGCGTCCTTTGAAGACTGAGCCTGATCCGCTGGAGCTTGGCGGTTTCTTTCCGACGCCCCGGCCATTGTATGCGACCGAGAACACGGACAGCCTTGTTCCGGTTGAGCCGTTCCGGTTTTATAGTGACCAGGCTAACGAATTAGACAACATCACTCGCAGGATTTCTGGCATTATTTCTGCCTGCAAGGTGCGCGGCATTTACGATAGCACGATTACCGAGATGTCCAACTTGATGGATGCCGGTGAAAATATGATGATCCCGGCGCAGGACGTTCTGCCGCTGATGCAATCGGGTGGCTTGGATAACGCGATCTGGATGTGGCCTATCGAAAAGATAGCCGGAGTTCTGAACGAGCTTTATAATCAGCGCGAGCAGATAAAAACGACTATTTACGAGATTACCGGCATTGCCGATATTATGCGCGGTTCGACGTCGGCGTCTGAGACTTTGGGGGCGCAGCAGTTAAAGGCGCAGTTTGGGACGATGCGTTTAGATGACATGGGCCGCGAGGTTCAGCGTTATGCCCGTGATATGATTAGGATTGCCGCCGAGATAATTTCGGAGCAGTTCAGCCCTGACAGCCTTGCGATGATGACGGATATTAAGCTCCCGACGCCGGAGCAGAAGATGCAGGCGCAGCAGCAGGCCCAGATGATGGGACAACAGCAGCAGCCGATACCGCCTCAATTGCAAGAAATACTTGATAAACCGACATGGGACGATTGCATCCAAATTTTGAGGGACGACAAACAGCGTTCCTATCGAGTTGATATTGAGACTGATTCTACAATTGCTGGCGACCAGGCTGCGGATCAGAAGGCCGTCACAGAGCTATTGACGGGCGTTTCATCGTTTATCAGTAACGCTGGCCCGGCTGTTGCGGCTGGTTATCTGCCGCTTGAAGCCGCTAAAACGATGATGATGTCCGCTATTCGCCGGTTCAAGATGGGCCGTGAGGTTGAAGACGCTCTTGATATGATTGGCGAGGACGATTCAGGTAAAGCAGACGGTGAGGCTCAACAGCAGGCTCAACAGCAGGCTCAACAGCAGGAGCAGGCTATGGCGGCTCAAGCCGAGCAAGCCAAGATGCAGATGGAGCAGTCTAAACTTCAGATGGATACGGAAGCAAGGCAAGCCGATCTTATGATTGAAGAAAAGAAAATTCAGATGGATACGTCTGCAAAGCAAGCCGATCTTACGATTAAAGAGAAAGAGCTTTCTTTGAAAGAACGCGAAATAGCTATTAAAGAATTTGAAATTCAGAAACCTGAACCTGATCAATCTATGAAGATTCAGGCAGATATTCAAATGGCTCGTGAAAAAATGGATTTTGATGCTTCTGAGGCGGATAAACAACGCCAAGTCGAATTGGCAAAAGTCATAATGTCTGAATTTAATGGGCCTGAAAGTAGTTTAATTGATCCGGGTGAGGCAATAAATCGCGCTGCCGAGATCGTGGACCGCATAAACGAGGTTATTTCCTCAACTAGGATGGTTGGCGATGTTCCTTTAGAAGACACCACTATGATGGTTGCTGAAGAGCCGATGTTTGACGAAGAGCCTATGATGATGGTTGAAGAAGAACCTATGATGATGGTTGATGAAGAACCTATGATGATGGTTGATGAGGGGCCACTGCTGGAGGAGCCTGTGATGATGGTGGATGAAGAAATTTCAGAGGGCGATCCTAGATTTTTATAATAGGGAGATTTTTGTGGGCGTTTACAAAGAAAATTACGATAAAATAAAATGGTCTAAAAAGCCATTTAAGCGAAAACAACAGATCGATTTTTCTTCAAATCGTTCTCATATTGCGATGCCTTATATTTCCGGCGATTATAAGCCTTATGAATGTCCGATCACAGGCAGGACCATTGACGGGAAGAGAGAGCATAACGAGAACTTGCAATTGCATGGTTGCCGCATTCACGAAAAAGGTGAGTTTGAAGACGTTAAGAAAAACGGGAAGAAAAGAACGGAAGCAGCAATGGACGCGGCCATTGATAAGTCGGTTGACGCTATTGCTAAACAGATTGATTTGTAAAAAGGGAAATGGTTATGGATGAAGAAACAGAAGTTGTTGTCGAAGATCAAGGGCAGTCTATGGACGATTTCATGGGCGATCAGTTTGATGCTTTGGAATCGGAAGACTCTGAAAGCGAAATCGCACCAACTACAGAAGAACAAAGCGTCTCGGAAGAGACAGCAAAAGATGATGTCGCAAAATCGGCAGAAAGCGATGTAGAAAGCGAAGGTTCTGAACCTGAAAATCAGACCATCACAGCCCCGCAATCTATGTCTGCGAAAGACCGTGAAGCCTTTTACGCTCTACCGCCTGAGAGCCAGCAATGGATTTCAGATCGCGTTAAGAGCCAAGAGGCGGACTACACACGGAAAACTATGGAAGTTGCAGAGCAACGGAAATTGTACGACAAGTTAGAGGAGGCCATTGCGCCCAGGCGTCAACAATTTGCAATGAACGGAATGGATGAAGGCACCGCTATTGGTCAGCTTTTAGCTTTATCCGATTATGCAGAGAGTGATCCTGTCGGTTTTTCGCGCTATCTCCTCAATCAACGTGGAATTCCTATCTCTGCATTAACTAATGAACCCGGCGTAGAAAACTACGTCGATCCTCAAATGCTTGAAATGCGGCAACGCCTTCAAGGTTTTGAAAATCACTTTGCACAACAGCAGAATCAGCAGTTGGAGCAAGAGGGTCAGGTCGTTTCTGGTGTCATAAATGATTTCGCAGCATCGAACCCGTTTTATGAAGAGCTTGAAAGCGACATGATCCCGATTGTTTCAGCTTTGCGTGAAAGCAAACCCGGACTAACTAGCGACCAATATCTACAGACAGCCTATAAGATGGCCCTTGCGGCCAACGACGAGGTTTCTGCCAAGGTTGCGGTTGACCAAAAGGCTAAATCTGAAGCCGAGCGGATCGCCAAAGCAAAGAAAAGCTCTGCGGCGGCTAAACGGGCTGGGGGAACTAGCATACGGACCACTGGTACATTGCCATCTGGTGCTGCTAAAGCAAAAAGTGTTGATGATTTTATCGGAGCCTTGGTCGATGACCGCATGACAGCCTAGACTAGAAAGGTCTAAATCATGGGCGCTAATAGCTCGTTTACCGAAATTGCGGCTCTAACATACCGTCATTTCAAAAACACTTATCTTGAAGATAATGTGTCAAACCACACGGCCCTGCATCAACGGCTGACAGAAAAAGGTCGCGTCGATCTGATTTCTGGCGGTTGGGAAATTCAGGTTCCGCTTGATTATGCAGAAAACGGCACTTACCAGCGTTATAGTGGGTATGACACGCTTGACATTGCTCAATCCGAAGTGTTCACGGCAGCTAATTTTCCTTGGAAACAGGTTGCCATTAACGTAGTAGCTTCGGGTCTTGAAGTTCGCCAGAACAGCGGTAAAGAAGGCGTTATTAAACTTGTTAAAAACAAGTTGAAGAATGCTATGCGTACCGCAGGCAATAACTTCTCAACCGACATCTACAGCGACGGCACTGCTGCTAACCAGATTAATGGTTTGCAGGCTCTCGTTTCGGATGCTGGCACTGGTACTGTTGGTGGTATCGTTTCTGGAACATACACGTTCTGGAAAAATATCCTCCAGTCTGCTGCGTCTCCGCTTCAGGGCGGTTCAGCTATTACGCCAAGTGCAACCACCATCGAGAGCTTGATGCTCCCGCTGTGGCTTGCTCTGACTCGTAATAACGACATGCCTGATCTGATTGTCATGGACGACACTTACTTTACGTTCTTTGACAACAGCCAGACATCCATCCAGCGTTATACAAACACGACCGATCTAAAAACCGGCACTACTTCACTGAAGTACAAAGGCGCGGACGTGGTATATGATAGCGCGGCGGCTGGTATGCCGGACGCTCATGCGTATTTCCTCAACACTGATTACATCGGAATTTGCGCCCATCGTGACGCAAACTGGACGGAAGTCCCCGAAAAGTCTTCGGTGAACCAGGACGCACAAGTTCTGCCGATTATTTGGCAGGGCAACATGACCGTCTCTAATCGTTCACTTCAGGGCGTAATGAAAGCCTAATCAGGTTTTCTTGCAAACTCTTTTTCCTGGAAGGAAGAAAAAATGTCTGACTATGAGATTACCAACACGATAATTGGAGCGCAGAACATTTCTGTAACTTCAACAACCCAGAATCATCCGCTTGGTCTAATTGTCCAAGCAGTTGATCGCGCCGACACCGCCTATGGTGCCGGTGAGTTTGTTTATCTAAAGGGAGTTGCATCGACGGTGCTAGGCTCTTTTGTCACTTACAATGCCGACGACAACTCAACTGCGCTTTTGGCAGCTAATGCTATTGGCCCAGTTGCCACTGCAATGTCCGTCAATGTTGCCAGCTCATACGGCTGGTATCAGATTTCGGGCAAAGCGGTTGGCAAAGCCAAAGCCAGCTATGCTGACAATGGCCTTGTTTACGCGACCTCCACCGCAGGCAGCATCGATGATGCTGTTGTCGCTGGTGATCGTGTAAAACTTGCCAAGGGTGCGTCTGCGGTAGACACGCCATCTACTGGCCTTGCTGAATTTGAGATTCAGCGGCCATTCATGGATGACGCGACTG